CGACGACATTGTTGCAAACAATACAACTGGTATTAAGAGTGAGATATTCGAACCAATGATTGATGAGTTCGATGAAGCGACAGCCCAAGTGATGGATATGGGTCGTTTACTTCTTGAGTATTACGCTGATTAATTAACCCGCCCCGATCAGGGGCATTCTATGAAACTTTACACAAGTGGAGATATATTATGATTACTTTACATCCTGTCCTTGGCTACACAGATATGGCCGACACTCTTAAGGAGTGGGATCTAGGTTATTCATTTGTGGTTAAAGGCCACTCACCTTTCTCTGGTTCTATCATTAACAAGTCCGACGTTAAAATGCTCAAGGAATACGGCCAAGACCGTGTGGCTCTTACATACCAGTCTGGTATCGAGTTTGATGTCATTATGTTGGCAACTGTGGAGGTGGCCCTATGAAAACAAATTCTAGGATGGTTCACATTAGTTATATCACGGCAGAGCTTAACGACCTAGTACAAGAGCTAAATACCCTGACGAACAGGGCAAAGGCTAGCGCCGAGGTAACTCATGACTGTGAGTCTATGTATAACTATTACTGTGGCAAAAAGGATGCGTATCTGCGATCCCAGTCCAAGGTACTCAGTGTAATCGTTAAGTTAATGGATGAGGTATATGACAATGAGTAGAGTTGAAGATATGAGTCTTTTTCTTACCCACTGCGAGGTTCTTGATCAGCTTGAAGCGCTTTGTGTTAGCAACCTTAAGCGGTACGAAGTATATGCCCAAAGGGCGTTGGCCGACCCTAACAAGCCGGAGGTATCCGTACTGGCTCACTACTTCCAAGGCAGGTACGATGCTTATTGTCTAGCCCGCAATATGTTAGCCGATGCTTTGAGAGGTTCAGATGAGTAGAGTTAAAAACGCAACCTTGGCAGACATCCGTAAACATGTTCAGGATAAGGTGGAGTTCGACTCCACCACTGGCAATCTCTTTTCCTGTATCTATTCATACGCCAATAAATCTAGCCAACGCTATGTGGTCTTTTCATATGGGGGTCATTGGCCCCTGTTTATCTATGATTATGGGACTCAGCGTTGGTTTGAGAATGATGACCGCTATTCCAAGACGACATCCAAGCATCGCAGTAAAGCACACCCATTACCACCAGAGGGAACGACAAAGTTATCTGTGATTGAGATGAAGATCGTATCTGACTACGGCTTGAAAGCGTTTGCGCAGTGGAAGATGGGGGTTAGGCCATGAAGTATTTAGTTTTTCAGATCGGTTGCATAGAGTGTTGTGTACCTTCTTACCCTATACAAACGACCTACACTTTGGAAGAGGCGAAGAGGATAGCGGAGAACCACCCTTCTACTTGGGATACTGAAGGTGGTGAAGGGTACGTGATTGTCATTGACTTAGAGACATGCACTACAGTGTGGGATGGGAGCCAAGGAGAGTGAGTGATGTCAGAACCTGTTTGTGATTGTGGTGAGTCTATTGATCCTCGCAGATATTCTGCGGGGTATATTTGTTGTTTAACCTGTGGCGAGAGGGAGGCTCGCAATGTAAAGCACTGCGTAGTACCGATGCATAAATCTAACTATACAGTGGTGACTGATCGGGCACTGCTGTTTCAACTCAATAAATCTGGGAGATAAATCTGTGAGCAGATTCAAGCGTTTGTTTATTATTCGTGAAGGTAAGAACGGTCGTCCACTGCGAGGTGATGACGGCAAGATGTTGTATTTCAACGATAAAATGGTGGCTAAGAACCACCGCGAAGAAGGTCAGGTCGTGTCATACGGCCCAGATCACAAACTCTATAAAGGACAAGCCGGAGAGGAGCTTTAATATGAGACCACAACAACTAGCAGATACACTGAAGGATCTTATCAAGATCAAACGTACCGTTACCATTACTGGTGCCCCAGGAGGCGGCAAGACAAGCATCGTGAGAGATGTTACCAAGTCTTTAGGGATTGCTTATGTAGAACAGCATATGCCGACCATGTTGGTGGAGGACTTCGGTGTGCCGGATATGATGGGTACAGGCCACTCGTTTGGTTATAAAATGCCTGATTGGTTTCCCGATGCAAGGAACCCTGATACACCGAAAGCGGGTGTGCTGTGCTTTGACGACAGGAACCAAGCGAGTGCTGATTTGCAGAAAGTACTGGCCAATATATGCCAAGCTAGGACACTGCATGGTGTGCCGATGCCCGATGGGTGGACAGTAGTTAACACTGGTAACAGACAGAACGACAGGGCAGGTGCTAACCGTGTGTTATCCCACCTAGCAGATAGGGAGACTGAGTTGCCATTGGATACTCACCTAGATGACTGGTGTGGTTGGGCACTGAACAACGGCATTCGGCCTGAGTTGGTGTCGTTCATACGGTTTAGACCTAACCTATTACACGATTTCGATCCACAGCGTGAGAAGAACTCTACACCACGGTCATGGGTTGAGGGTGTGAACAACCTGATTGATAAGATCCCCAAAGAGAGTGAGTATGAGTGCTTCAAGGGAGCTGTTGGTGAGGGTGCGGCGGCTGAGTTTATGGGGTTCTTGAAGATCTTTAGGAAACTGCCCAACCCTGATGCTGTGCTGATGAACCCTGATACAAGCGATGTACCCACTGATCCTGCCACACTGTATGCCTTGTCTGGGGCGCTTGCACAGCGTGCAACTGAGAGTAACTTTGAGCGTGTTTGTCGGTACGTTGAGCGTATGCCTGCCGAGTTTTCTGTGTTGTCTGTTAGCATTGCTGTTAAGCGTGACCCTGAGCTGTGCAATACCGGAGCGTTTAATAACTGGGTTGTTAAGCACAATGACGTACTGTTCTAGGGGGATGCTGTATGGATATTATGTTCGAGGTGGGCGAGGTATTTGTAGTTAGGGATCGGCATTCACTTGTGGTATGTGATTGTCGGGATAGATCAACGGAACATTTCCCCATTGGTCACAGTGGTCGGTGGGAGCATGTAAGGCAGTACGCAGTAGAGTTAGCAAACAAACCTAAATGAAGGAGTGAAGATATGAAACTATCGGATAAAGCGTTATTGGTTCAACTGTCAATTAGCCAGTGGTCGGCACGCAAGTATGATAAGCGTGTAACACAGGAGATTGCACATAACTTTGGTGTGTCTGGTTCCGCAGTGGACGTGGGTCGGTACAATAAAAACCTGCTACCCATTGACGATTTCTTGGCTGATGTACACCAGAAAGCTAGGCAGATACGTACTGCCTTCTATGTGAACACCCTACCTTGGGGCTTGGAAGGAGCGCAGATCCTGCCCAGTAAGAACTACCTTGGGTTTATTAGCGCGTTTAGACAGGACAAAGCTGAGTGGGAGTACTTGGTAGATATATTCCTGCAAGAATATCCTCGGCTGAAAGCAGAAGCTAAACGAATAGTCCCTGCCGGTATGTATAAGGAGGAGGATTACCCAAGCCTTGAGGACATGCGAGCTAAGTTTAAGATAGATCTAGCAGTGTTCCCTGTACCGAGTGGTGACTTCCGCGTTGAGCTTGCCGATGATGAGCTAGCTAGGATACAGGCTGAGGTTGAGAATCGTGCAGAACTTGGCAGTCAGAAAGCCATGAAGGAGGCATGGCAGAGACTATATACTCGGGTCGAGAAGATGGTTGAGAAGCTGTCCGATCCCAAGGCTATTTTCCGTGACTCAATGGTGGAGCATGTACGAGAGATATGTTCTGTCTTACCTAACCTAAACTTCGCAGATGACCCCAACTTAGAAGCCATGAGACAAGAGGTCGAGGCTAAACTGGCCAACCAGAACGCTGATTCATTGAGGCTTGACCCTGTGTTGCGTGCTGATAAGGCGGCTGAGGCGAAGGATATTATGTCTAAAATGGGCGCATTTATGGGAGGTATCTAATGGATATCGAACGCAGACTTGCCAAGGCTAAAACAGCCTTGGTTCTTGAACACCCGTTTGTTGGGAGCATTGCTCTCAACTTACCCTTTATACTGACCGATCAAATACCTACAGCGGCAGTGAACGGCAAACAGATTGCCTTTAATCCAAACTTTGTTGAAGAGCTGAGTGATGAGGAGCTTAAGTTCTTGATTGCACATGAGTGTTTTCACCCCATGCTAGAGCATAACTGGCGGCGTGGTGGACGTGATTCAAAGCGGTGGAACCAAGCGTGTGACTATGTCATAAATAAACTTATCACTGATGAGGGCATTGGTAGAATGCCCGAGGGGGGCCTGTTATCTGACGATATATACAACGCAGGTGGCGGCACTTCAGATGGGATATATAAGATACTGCCTGAGGACAGCGGTCAGGGACAGGGCAACGGACACGGTGATCCATTGGACGATTGTCAAGACGCTGAAGGTGACCCTGCTGAACAGGCACAGCAAGAGGCCGAGTGGAAAGTCAAGGTGGCTCAAGCGGCACAGTCTGCCAAGATGATGGGTAAGTTATCCGCAGGTATGGAACGCTTCGTTGATACGATACTCAAGCCCAAGGTCGCTTGGCGTGATGTGATGCAGAGGTTCCTTGTCAAGGCACGTACTGATGAGCGTACTCTTAGTAGACCCAATAGACGCTTTGCTACGCAAGGATTGTACTTGCCCAGTGTAACAGGTGAGACGATGGGCGACGTGGTGTTTGGTGTTGACTGTTCAGGGTCTATTGACCAAGACGAGGTAGATCAATACGCCGCAGAGATACGGGCAGTACATGAGGACTTATCTCCACGTACTTTGCATGTTGTTTACTTTGACAGTTCGGTGTCGCATTACGACAAGTTTGGGCCCGATGATACTGTCGAGGTGAAGCCACATGGTGGCGGTGGTACTGCGTTTAGCCCAGTGTTTAGGTTCATTGATGAGCAGGGTATTGACCCTGTCGCTTGTGTGATTCTGACAGACCTGTGCTGTTCAGACTTTGGTGATGCGCCTAGTTACCCAGTGCTTTGGGTGTCTACGTATCAAGATAACGCGCCGTTTGGCGACATTGTGATGATGTAAATCGGAGGAAGTGAATATGGCTACAGTTAAAATGAGTGGTACTTTACGTGAGACTATGGTTAAAAATGCGCAGGCAGTGTTCGATGCACGCATACAACACGTGGAGAATGAGTCACCATGCACTGGTGATGAGATATGGGACTGCATGTTTAGTCAATACCAGACGCACATCGATGGGTTGCCTGACTTTATGTATGATACGAAGGAATACATTAGTGTGAGATCGATTGAGCGGGTCGAGGAGGCATTTGATCGGGTCAAAGATGTGTTGATAGACAAGAGGTTTGCTTTCTCTGCGCCCAAACCATTCCTTAGTAAATCAGATAGTTCTTTAGGGTCAGGGTGCTTTAATTATGATGGGTATAGGTACAGTAGTTGGAGAGGACTGGCTATTGATGCTAACCACCACACTTGGCAACCCATTGTTAACAAACTTATAGCGTGGTCAGACAAACTCGAGAGTATAAGGGCAGAGCAGAATGAATACAGAAGAATTGTTTCACGTATAGTTGACGCATACAACACACTGTCCCCCATGCTAAAAGACTATCCTGCACTGTGGGATCTAGTACCGCAGGAAACTAAAGACAGACATCTTACTGTGCCTGAGAAGCGCAAGGCAACTAAAGTAGAACTTGACGTGGACGTAAATAAGATTAATGCTATCACTGCGAGAGCCAAGCTGACCGGTGGTTTATGATTACATATATAGTGCTGTTCGTGGCGCAGTTTTGTTTTGTGGCCACAAAAGCTTTTCAACAACTCAATGTTATGCACCACAAACCAATGTGGGTATTCTGGACAAGCGCAGTTATGTCTGTGTTTGAGTGCGGGGTGTATGGTGCTGTTACATTCAAGGCATATGAAGTAGTGCAGGGCGGTAACGTCCTGCTGTTTATGCTGTTGGCTATTCCTTTATGGCTCGGAGGTTCCTTCGGGTCTATCTTTTCTATGGCTATTCACAGGAGACTACGTAATGCAAGATATAAACAAGACACTTAATGAAAGAGGTTCAGTGTATGGTAAGTTTGAAACCCAAGCCGCTATAACACAGGACTTGAAGGCAGTCATTCGCCACTATGCGAGAGAGGTTGGGCAGAGCTTTCACCCAGACCAGATCGAAGCCTTGGATATGATATGCTCAAAGATATCTAGGATTGTTAATGGCGACCCGAATCACATAGATTCTTGGCACGATATATCAGGGTACGCACAGCTTGTGGTCAATAGACTAGAAGGAGTAGACAACGATGGTGTACAGGGATAGAAGTTTCTGTCTGCACTCTGATGAGTGTGACAACCAAGAGTGTTCGCGTTGGGTAGACTTCGGGGTAGACACTAGGGGATTACCGATTAGCTTATCGGATTATAAAACAGACACCTGTGGATATATCCCAGTGGAGGATGGCGATGAACGATGAACAGAAGGAAGATATTTTATTCTGGATACTGCTAACTGGACTGACTTTGTTATTAGTACACGCGCTGTTGGTGCAAGAGGGGTGAGTGATGACAGGTACAGGCGCATAACAGTGTAATGCGTTTGCATTACCTAGCGAAAAAAGGGAGAGTGAGTGATGAAAGAACCAACGATTGAAGAAGTTTTAGAGCTTGTAGATTTTGAGAGAAACGCTTGTGGAGATCTTTACATTAAAAATGTAAATAGGAGTGTTTGGGGCAATGTTTGGGGCTGTGTCGAAGGCGATGTGAAAAGCCATGTCAAAGGCGCTGTCTACGGCAATGTCAATGGCTTTGTAGGCGGCTATGTCGGCGGTGGTGTCGCTGGGACTATCGACGGACGGGAATGGAAATTCCTAGAAACCGATAGGGAAAAAGTCATTCGACTCATTCGTGAAGGTAAAAACAGAGAAGCTATACAAGTTTTGGAGGAGAGTGAGTGATGGCTAAGTTTAGGAAAAAGCCTGTTGAAATTGAGGCAGTACAGTTTGTGTACACCTGTGAGGGCATTAGACAATTGCAAGAGTTTTGCGGCAACGCACTAGGTAAATTTGCAAAGGGTGAGGTGCAGATTGGCACACTTGAAGATGGCGAACATCTAACTGTAAAGCATATTGCCACAGAAGGTGATTGGGTTATTAAGGGCGTTCAGGGCGAGTTCTATCCTTGTAAACCAGATATTTTTGAGCAAACTTACGAACCTGTCGTAGAGGAGAGTGAGTGATGAGGCTATGATGAGAGATAAAGTTAAGTATGAATTTGAGAACGACCTTCGCAAGTATCTTAGACGTATCGAGCGGATGGAACGTCTAGGGGTTTTTAGTTCCCCCGACTTTGTAGGGGTAGAGGAGATAGTACTTCGCAGAGACTTAATAAAGTTGTTGGTTGAGGACATAAGGTCTGATAAAGTGAACCTTGAAAATATACAGCGGATGGTCTACGCGCATCGTGGACGTGGTATATCCGTAAGGCAGAGTGTCGAAGACACAATAAACCACATGCAACCTAGTGTGTTGGATGTGTATAACACTATGTATTATGCATAACGGAGGCTATGTTATGACACCTTTCACTGAGGTCGAACTTGCTTTAGAGGAGGCCGACTACTTGGCTAAAGAAACGCAGTCACCTTATGCGGTGGTGGCTGATGGTATGGCGCAGTTATATTATGTACTACCACTAGAACAAGCAAGACGTAGTACGCATCGCATATTAGAAACTATAAATTATACATGGGAGGTGAAATGGATATAGTGACGATTGATTTTGAGACGTACTATAGTAAAGAGTTTAGTTTAGGTAAGTTAACCACGGAACAATACGTAAGAGACCCACGTTTCGAAGCGATCGGGGTAGGCATAAAGATTAGCGATAACCCCACAGATTTCTACACTGGCTCAGATCCAGAGTCCTTCCTCAAAAGCATAGACTATTCAGACAAGGCAATCCTTTGTCACAACACTGCGTTCGATGGCGCTATTCTATCGTGGCACTATGGAATCAAACCCAAGCTATGGCTAGATACTCTATCTATGTCAAAACCATACCACAAAACGCAAGTCGGTGGGTCACTGGCAAAGTTAGCACACCACTACGGCATTGGTGAGAAAGGCAATGAAGTTGTCAACGCACTAGGCAAAAGACGTGCAGACTTCTCTGACGAAGATATGCGTAGGTACGCTGAGTACTGTTGTACTGACGTTGACTTGACGTACCAGTTATTCAGACGGTTGGTTAAAGGATTCCCACAGAAAGAGTTGTTGGTTATCGACCAGATCATTCGTATGTACACTGAACCCACAATCAAACTAGACAAGGCTCTACTGGCTAACCACCTGTATGACGTGCGACATAGAAAAGAATCGCTGCTAGAAGAGGCGGGTGTAGACCAGAAAGATCTCTCCAGTAATCCGAAGTTCGCTAAACTGTTGGAGGGTCTTGGTGTAACTCCACCCATGAAGACTAGCCCACGCACAGGCAAGCTGACATACGCATTCGCTAAGACAGACCAAGGCATACTGGATCTACTCAACCATGATAACCCTGATGTAAGCACACTGGTTGCGGCACGCCTTGGTACTAAGTCAACCATAGAAGAGACACGTACAGAGAACTTAATGGGTGTCGCTGACCGTGGTGAGTTGCCTGTTATGCTTAACTATTATGGTGCGCACACAGGGCGGTTCTCGGGGGGAGACGGACTCAACATGCAGAACTTACCTGCACGTGGTAACAACACCATACGTAGATCACTGCGTGCCCCAGAGGGGTACACGTTTATAGCCTGTGACTTATCGCAGATCGAAGCGAGGATGCTTGCATGGGCGGCAGAGCAGACGGATCTAGTAGAGTCGTTCTCCAAAGGAGAAGATGTTTATTCTGTGTTTGCCACTGATGTATACGGCAGACAAGTAACCAAGGCCGATAAAGTCGAGCGCTTCGTAGGTAAGACATGCATTTTAGGACTCGGATATGGGGTCGGGGCTACAAAACTACAGCGTACACTGGAGCTAGGACAAGGTGGTGTGAACGTAATCGTGGATGACAACGAAGCCAAACGTATTGTTATGCTGTACCGCCAGAAGAACCATAGGATAATTCGTCTGTGGAAGATGTGCGACTATGCACTGGGTCAGATTATGCAAGGGAACACAGGTGAGCTGTGTCCGGCAGTGACCTATGATGCAAAAGGAATCCGACTGCCCAGTGGTTTTTATATTCAGTACCCACAGCTAACTCGTGGACTCAATGGATACAAATACATAGACAACCCACGCTCACTGGCCAAGCCGGAGGGTGACAGGAAGGACACTGACTGGGTGCATATCTATGGAGGTAAGGTAGTAGAGAACGTAATACAAGGACTTGCGAGCTGTGTGATCCGAGAACATATGCTCAACATAGGCAAGCGATACAAGTGTGTTTTGCAGGTACACGACGAAGTTGTCGCATTAGTACCAAAGGGTGAGGAAGAAGAAGCTGAAAGATTTATTGTAGATGTTATGTCAACCGCTCCCGATTGGTGTTCTGATTTACCTGTTGCTTGTGAGGCTTCAGTAGCGGACACTTATGGGGACTGCAAATAAGGAAATGTTATGAAGCTATCCCACTCTTACTCGGCTATTAAGTTGTATGAGAACTGCCCACTGCGCTATTACCGACAGCGTATTCTTAAAGAGGTAAAGGACGAGGACAATCAGTACACCATCTATGGTAGTCGAGTGCATGAAGCACTGGAGAAACGCTTGCGTGATAACGAGGAGCTACCCAAGGACTCTGCCCACTACGAACCACTGATACAATCTATCGAACGCACAGTGGGAGACGGAGAGTTGTTTGTGGAAAGAGAGATGACGCTCAACGAGAACCTAGAAGAGACAGGTTGGTTTGATTCAGACGCATGGTTCAGAGGTAAGCTAGACGTACTGATTGTTAGAGGTAAGACGGCAGTGGTCATGGACTGGAAGACAGGTAAGCGCAAGCCAGACTTCGACCAGTTAGAGATGTTCGCTTTGCTAACGTGGAAGATATTCCCTGAAGTTGACAAAGTTAAAACTTCGTTTGTATGGCTCAAGGATATGGCTATGGATCACGAGGTCTACCACAGGTCGCAGTCAAATGAATTATGGGCGAAACACATGGGGCGCATACGCCGCATCTATGACTCATTAGAAAACGACAACTGGCCTGCCAGACCGAGTGGGTTGTGTCGCTTCTGCCCATGCCAAAACACTTGCGACTACGCACAATAATACTTGACACTGATGTAAAGAGGTAGTAATGTCTACACCTGAGAGTAAGGTGAAGCGTTGGGTTGATAACGTCTTCAAGAAGTATGACTGTTGGTACTTTAGTCCACAGTCTGGCCCGTGGGGTAAAGCAGGTATTCCAGATAGGCTCGCTTGCGTTGGTGGGTTTTTCATTGGGGTAGAGGTTAAGGCTGATGCTACTAAGAAGCCTACTGAGTTACAGCTACGGTGCATACAACAGATAAAGGACTCAGGCGGGTACGCTATGGTAGTCCACGATAAAGAAACATTAGGTGAGCTAGAGACTTTGGTCAAGAAACTATTGGGTGTGTGATGTTTGTATCTAAAGAACACAAAGCATTAATACTTAATCTACGTAACCCAAACGTGGTGCTTGACACTATACCAAAGTCAAAGTTGATCCAGAAAGATGGTAAGAACATAGTCATTGTGAAGCATGGCATTGACGAGGTTAAGGTACTGCGTAACGTGGGTATCCCTGCGCCTTCGCCTATCCTGCACCACTATGAATGGGTGGGTAAGTTTGATCCCTACGACCACCAGAAACAGACTGCCGCTTTCCTCACCACGCATCAACGTGGGATCGTTTTAAACGAGATCGGTACAGGTAAAACACAGTCTGCATTGTGGGCGGCTGACTACTTAATGCGAGTGGGTGCGGTAAAGAAATGTTTAGTCTTATCACCACTGTCAACTCTTGAACGTGTATGGGGCGATGGTATATACATGAACTTCCCCCATAGAAAGTTTGTTACTCTGCATGGCACAGCGGCGCGACGCAAGAAGTTACTCAACAAGGAGCATGATTTCTACATCATTAACCACGATGGGTTTAGCATAATCCACGATGACATACAGGGTATGTTTGACCTAATCATCGTAGACGAGGCCGCTGTTTACCGCACGCCGAACACACAAAGGTTTAAAGTATTCCGCCGCTTCATGGATAAACACCCAGAGACACGTCTGTGGTTGATGACTGGCACGCCTACTCCGAACTCTCCATTGGACGCATGGGCACTAGCCAAGCTAGTTGGGAGCCCGTTCTGCACCAAGACATTCACTTCGTTCCGTGACCAAGTGATGATGAAAATAAGCCAGTGGAAATATGTTCCACGACCAGAGTCGGTCGACATTGTAAAACATATCCTACAACCATCGGTCAGGTACACACGTGATGAGTGTTTTGATTTGCCTGACACGATCATACAAACCAGAAAAGTGCCTCTGACTAAAGAGCAAGAGAAGCACTACAAGCAGATGCTTAAGAACTTTACAACAGAATTAACTAACGAAGGGACTATCACAGCAGTTAACGAAGCTGTTAAACTACAGAAACTGATACAGATTTCGTGCGGGGTGGTGTATGGGGACAACGGTTCACACATAGAGATCGACTGTTCACCACGGGTCAAGGTAGTTAAGGACGTAATAGAGGAAGCAGGTGAGAAAGTAATCGTGTTTGTACCTTTGACAGGTACGTTACACATGCTAGAGAAAGAACTCTCGAAGCATTGGACAGTTGCTGTGGTGAACGGACAGGTTAGTAGCTCAAAGAGGAACCAGATATTCCATGACTTCCAACACAGCAAGGCACCAGAAGTATTGATCGCCCACCCTGCGACTATGGCGCATGGACTTACACTGACAACTGCCTCGACAATTATATGGTACGGGCCGATCACAAGTAATGAGCAGTACGTACAGGCCAACGGACGTATAGAGCGGATAGGTAAGAAGCATGTATCGAACGTGATCCACATAGAGAGTACAGAACTAGAAGCTAAGATGTATGAAAGACTACGCAACAAGCAGAAGTTGCAGGGACTATTACTAGATTTAATTGAAAACAGTAAGTGAGGGTGTATGGAAGAAGATGATAAGTTTGCATTAGTTGAAACGGATATTTTGCGTACGTTAATACCTACTATTAACAAAGAAGTTTCACGGCATGAAGAGATACACGGGGATATGGCAACAGCGGCGGCACTTGAGGCTTCTATATCGTTGGTTGCTTATATCATAACCGGTTCTGTTAGGGAGGAGTACATGAAGGAGGTAGCAGACGAAGTGAAGGATAAACTTGGGGAGTTTATAGATATGTATTTACGTGTACCAAAAGGAGGGGATGAAACATGGCATTAACAATAGATCAGGTTATCGCAACATACATTAAGTTGCGCAATAAAAAACTGGCACTGCAAGCTGAGGTCAAGGAAAAGACTGATGCCGTCAGTGAGCAGATGATAAAGCTAGAGTCTTGGATCAAAGAGAAAGCTGACGAAGATGGTGTGACTTCATTCAAGACCAATAATGGTACAGCGTTTCTAACCACCACAGACTTTGCGAACGTGGCTGACTGGGACGCAGTGGTTGATTTTGTTAAGGAGAATGATGCGTGGGATATGTTTGAGAAGCGCATTAGTAAGACCGCAGTACGTGGATACATAGACCTGAATAAGGAAGTACCACCGGGGGTTAACTATGGCACAAGGCTTGACGTTAACATTCGCAAACCAACTAAGAAGGTGGTGGGTGATGACTGAGATAGCCGGAATACATAGGATTATGAATGGATATATTCTATCTAATACCCCTGCAAATAATAACACTGTTTATTTTAAAGACCCACAGGATGCAGGCGAGGCGTTAGCTACACTGCTTGCGAAAGAGAAGTTAACTAGATCTGAACCTGTCCAGTTGGATATGTTCGACAATACAAAGAAGATACCTTAAGGAGATACACATATGAGTAATTTAATTCCATCTAACATCCAAGTACCTGCGCACTTAGCGTCTCGGGTTGGCAAACAATCGGCACTGGCCTCAGCTTTGTCTGTAGGTTCGACGCAAGCGGGTACGCCACGGATCTCGATTAAAGGTGGTCGGTTCCGTATCGTTTCTGATGGTACTGAGACTGTGCTTGAGTCAACTAAGATCGAGGTCATAATCGTTGGGGCCAACCCCAAGCTGTCAAAGACATTCTATGCGAAGCAGTGGACACCTGATGCAGAAGTTTCTGCGCCCGACTGTTATTCACTGGATGGTATTAGCCCAGATCCAAGCTCAGAAGATCCGCAGAATGATCTATGTGCCACTTGCCCTAACAATGCATGGGGTAGTAAAGTGATGCCCAATGGACAGCAGACCAAAGCCTGTGCAGACCAGAAGCGATTAGCACTGGTGGCGGCAGACGATCCAAAGGGAGACATCTATCTACTACAAGTCACCCCGTCTGCACTAAAAGGTTTGAATACGTTCCAAAAAGAATTAAGCGTACGTGGTATTCCACCCGAGATTGTACGTACTAAATTGTCATTCGACCCTGATGTATCGTATCCGAAGCTACAGTTTGGATTCGCAGGGTTTATTGATGAAGAGACTCAGGAAGCAGTAGACCAGTTATTCGGATCTACGCAAGTGCTAGAAGTCACAGGGGAAAAACCTGTAGCCAAGGCAGAACCTGCACCTGTTGCACCCAAGCCCACGTTGGTAAGCCCTAAAGAAGAGCCTGCCCCTGCCCAAGCAGAATCTGAGGATAAGCCACGTGGGTTTGGTGCTTCTAAAAAAGCGGAGCCTAAAGCGGAAGCCAAACCAAAGGGGTTCGGTGCGCCTAAGGAAGAGCCCAAGCCAGTCAAAGCAACTGAGGAGAAGTCTGGCGGTAGTTTAGCTGATGAGATCGCCGCGTTGGTTGAGGAGGTTGGGTTCGATGACGAGTGAAGCGCAGAATAACGCGCTTCCACCCTTAGATTTCACCAGAGTAGAAGCGTTACGCAAGCACATGCTGATGACTTCTGTCGATATGGCTTCGATCTTAGGCGTTTCTCGTGTAACCTACTACAACTGGGTTAGAGGGAAGCCCGTTAGAAAAACCAACGATACGCAGGTGCGAAGAACTGTGAAGAAACTGCTCCATATAATCCGTGACTACGACTGGCCTATGCCGGAAGTGCTTGCAATGGATCAACCGGACAGGAAGGATAAGTTACTCGAAGTACTTGCAACCTATGATTAGCGAATAGCGGGGGCAACCCCGCTCCTTTGGCAGGGATATTATGAATACGCTTGATTTTTTAAGGCGGGTCTTACCGACCCAAGGATATTATGTCACCACTGTAGTCAATAAAGATGGTAGTCGTAAGCAGGGATTCTTTAACACAGTCAGTGACTTAGAGAAAGCAGTAAGTAGATTAGATAGAACAGGTAACAATACCTACTACGCAATCAGTTCGTTTGCTACCAAAGAAAACAGAAAGAAGACGAACGTACTACGCACCAAATCATTGACCATAGACATAGACTGTGGTGATAACAAGCCGTACCCCACGTGGCGTGAAGGACTCCAAGCACTAGGCAACTTCGTGGGTGACATGGGCCTACCCAAACCGATGGTGGTGTTCTCAGGAAATGGGCTGCACGTTTACTGGACGCTCAACACAGAACTTCTTCCTGAAGAGTGGACACCTCTAGCCCACGCATTGAAAGCGGCAGTGGTTGCTAAGAACTTTGAAGTTGATGCAGGTCTGATGACTAACAGCGCATTGGTGTTACGACCACTGGGCACTCACAACCATAAGAACGGTAAGGAAGTTAAGCTCCTGCTTGATGCGCCACCTGTAGATGTGGCTGATATAATGAAAGCGCTTGGCTACTACTTGAACGCCGCGCCGGAGATTAAGCACAGGGTAGAACAAAGCTCACTGCTTAAGAACTTGGCGGCTCAGTCGGACTTCCCACCGGCTAACCCTATAACTGTTGCGAAGAAGTGCCAGCAAATAAGTTGGGCGGTCGACAACCCAGAAGAAGTTCCAGAGCCAATATGGTACGACCTACTTGGAGTGGCCGCATACTGTAAAGACCCAGAAGAGACAGCCAAGGAGTGGAGTTCAGGCTACTCAGGATACGACCCGACCGAGACCGTACTGAAAATGCAACGGTGGAAGGAAACCACAACTGGCCCTGCAACGTGTGATAAGTTTGACGCTGATAGACCCAACGGATGTAAGGGCTGTAAGTTCCAAGGTAAGATCGGCTCACCTGCTAGATTGGGTGTGCAGTATGATGAAATCCCTCTCAAAGATGTTACACTTGACAGTAGTGCTAACCAAGTACCAATGCCCAAACCGTTCATACGGACTACGAGTGGGATAAAGATCCGGATTGACGACACAGACTTGGATATATGTCCCTTTGATTTATACCCAGTGTCGTATGGTAAGGATGAGGACTTGGGGTACGAAGTAGTGCGCTTCCACTGGAACCGTAAACACCACGGGTGGCAAGAGTTAAAGATGCGGCAAGCTCTACTGACCTCTGAGAAGCGTAATGATTTTTCAGCCGCCATTGCTGACCAAGGTATTGTGTTAGCAAACAACAAACAGACGGAGTACTTTCAGCTAATGCTAAGATCGTACATGAATGAGCTACGCCAAATGCGGGCGATGACTAACCTATATTCCACAATGGGGTGGAAGGAAAACTATTCTCAATTTGTTATGGGCAGTAAGCTGTACCGCAACGATAGTGGTTCCGTTACGGTTGATGATGTGTCGCTGTCTTCTGGTTCACAACGGTTAGGCGAAGAACTTTATGCCACCAAGGGTAGCCTAGATGCTTGGCGGGACTTCACAAAGTTACTTGATAAAGCAGACATGCCCCACCATAAGTTCGCCCTTGGTATCGGCTTCGCCGCTCCCCTGCTGTCGTTTACAGGACTCAAAGGTCTAACGGTATCACTCTACGGCCCGACTGGTGGTGGCAAGACCTTGATTCAGTTATGGCAACAGTCGATCTATGGGCCACCGGACAAGCTACACTTTGCATCTAAGTTCACACTGAACTCCCTGTTCAACCGCCTTGGTATGTATAACAACTTGCCTATGACGATTGATGAAATGACCACGATGAACGACAAAGAAGTTGGTGACTTTATCTACTGGGTAACACAGGGTAAAGACAAGGCTCGACTATCACGCAGTGCGGAAGAGCGTGTGAGCAAAGAGTGGGCAACGATAGTAACAATATCCACAAACAGATCTCTGATGTCTAAGCTATACTCTGCCGGGCTGGAGACGGATGCACAGATAGCTCGATTGTTTGAACTCAACATTCCACAGCATAAGCTATTCACCCACAGCACAGAGGCAGGTAAGCAGATCTACAACTTCATCCATAGTAACTATGGCGTGGCAGGGGATTTGTTTATACGTAACTTGATGGAGCTAGGTGAGCATGCCATACGCGCCATGATTGCAGAGGCACAGGATACATTTACGGCACGCTACGGGGTCACATTCGCAGGTCATGAACGCTTCTGGGAACACTTGATTATCTTGGTAGACTTAGCACTTCGACTGGCCAACGACTGGGGTATCATAGACTTCGACCACACAAGCGGTATCCATGCGGCACTGGCTCAGGTGGATAGCATGAAGGTAGACGCTGAAGGTAACAGGTTCGATGCACTAGATATGGTTGCAGAATACTTGAATGAGTTTGCAGATACAGCCGTGACTATCATGCACATCAAGGGGAACAAACCAACGCCAGACTTCAACAGGATACCACGGAGCGAGGTACGCATACGCTTCGATCTATACAAGAACAAACCCTCAGACATATTCGACCGTGGTACTGTACTGCTAGACCGTACGCATTTACGCAAGTGGCTGTCAAAACATGGGGTTGACTATCGTGGGTTCCTTGAAGATCTACATAGGGATAAGGCATTAGCTACACCCAAGTCAGAGAAAGCATCTTTGGGTAAGGACACACCAATCAAGCTAGGTCAAGCGTATGTAGTTGGGGTCAACTTGGCGCACCCACGGTTGCAAGGTGTATTGGATGAAGCCGATAGAGCTATTGAGGATGCTACGCTTGGGGTTGTTAAGTCAGTCAAGTGATTGATTTTTAGCCACTAATTTACACCAAGCTACGAAGTCTTCGATACTTAACGAACTGCGCATAAAGTTTACTTGTGCGCATACCAACTGTATATTTCCTTTGCGGTAACTGTGGGCGTTGTTTATTCGGTCTATGCTTACTGATCTACCCAACCCCTTACCACGGATTAGATCCTTTCTTTCAGTGGATCCCCACGTCATCGGCACGCCAGTGATTGCGCAAAGGCCATTCTGTTTTTCCCAAAGCCCCATAAAATACTTCACGCCATCCTTGGCCCGTAGGTTATCAGCTATGGATACTCCTCGAACTTTGCTACGTTTACAGATAGCAACCCATTTTTTGTAGATATATCTTTCGGGGGTTGGGTAGTTACGATCTAACTCTTTTCCCCGTTCGTAGGTACACGCCTTACACTTACCGTATGTGTACTCCCACCGCTTACCGGAAACTTTAGATTTACTTGATCGTTTCCCGAAATACTCATACGTATTCGGCTTACGTATACCGCAAGCCGTACAAACCTTAGAAGGTGTGTCCACTACTCTACCCCATATAACCTCAATAAAGCTTCGGACTCAGGGCGCACATTCTTAGGCGCTGTCTTTAAATACCGCGAAGTAGCTGACCGCCTCGCTTCGATCAGAGATTTGTTTGCAGAAGCTACGAAGTTCTTGATCTCAAGGCCAGTGCCTTTAGCAGATTTATTCCACTCCTGCACATCTCTCACGATCTGGTTCGCCCTACGGTTGTCGCCTTCTATCCTAGCCTTGACGTATGCTGAGTTATAACTGGCCTTGATATCACGGCTGTAGTCTGCAATACGTTTGGACAAGCGGATGACATCATTCTCACGAGTCGCCACCGATGGATAGAAGCCAAGCATTCTGGAGAGTATAGTACCAGTGGTCATGTCAGGACTTACTACATACCCTCTACGGTTAGTCACTGCACCAGAATCTGCGTAGGACATTGAATCCCCTAGTGCGCGTAGTACTGTAACAGGAGACTCTCGTAGTATCGTAGTGAACGAAGTAGTCTCGGATGCAAGACCGACTTGACTGAGGCCCCACTTGGCTGAGTCTGCTGTAAATGCCAAACTGCCTTGGATAAATGATGCGGCAGGGCCAGCGATGTTAATTAACTCTCTACCAAGGTCAGCTCCTGCAAGTGCAATCCCTGTGCCCGGGATCATATCACCAAGCGAAACACGTGAAGATATAGTTGCAGGTAATATCTGATCGAACAAGCCACGCATCAACACAGGAGTCATCCCCGGAGCTATGGCCTCTAACGTCTTGGCCAGTTCTACTTCAGCGCTTTGCAAGTTCAACCCGAGTAGTTGCGCAATGGTGTCGATGAGATCGAACAGGTCGTCAGCGAATGGTAAGCCTTTAACACCCGACATAAGCATAAGTGTGCCCAACATTAGGAGCTGACCTTTGCGATCCATAGCAGACAACATTTGTATTGACGTTACCACGAACATCTTATACATAAATATGAACTGCCGTACGTCGCCACGGAAGAACGACGGTCTGTTGAACATGGCATATTCACCGAGAGTTTGTTCTACTAAGTCGACCGTCGCATCTGTAGCTTCTGTATACGCTTGCTCTGCGGTCTTGCCTTCAGCGATAGCTCTTGCGTAGAACTTGCGGAATGCCGCAAGCCCAGTGGCTCGACGGGACAACTGCTCAGTATATGAGAACATACCCATCCATGTTTGGATTGCTTTCTGCGCAGCTCCGCTAGTTACCTTACCACGTGCGCTACCGAGTAGGCTGTTGAACAGTGCCGCTTGGAATGTACCCGCTGACGTTTGGTCGTATAAGAACTGGGCATCTTCTCTGTTTAGACCTGACGCATTTAATGCTTCATCATCCTGCAACAACTTCGAGTAGTATTCAGAGTCGGCTTTGTCTGGCCCCGCCAGTTGCGACATGGCATTTACAAGACCTGTTGCTGATTCACCATACCCGAAACCCCCGCCGAATCCGTTCTTGGAATTGTAGCTAGCCATGACTGGCAGTACGTTGGTAGTAAGGGCCACGATGTTAAGTGCCGCAGTTGCGAATGAGCCACCGAGCTGAGCGAATACAGTAGCCATCTTGAGGCGTGACCCTACATCACCAGATCCAAAGTCGCTGTACTCGATACTACGCTGTGACTCCAAGAACGCCACTGAACGGATGGCCCTATCACGGAAGCGGTTGCCGAATTCTTTAGACTGCTTGGTCTTAAATATGTAGTGGTAATCTTCGTACGCCCGCTTAGCAGATTGTTTAGCTTGCTCACTGG